GGCCAAAACGGCGTTCCGGATCGCATTGTGCTTGTGCCGTATGGGCGTATATATTTTGTGGAAACAAAGGCACCGGGTAAAAAGCTGCGTAAGCTGCAAGAATATGTTTGCGGTTTGATAAAGCAGTTAGGTTTTAAGGTGCTGCGGATAGATACCAAGGAAAAAGTGGAGGCTTTCGTAAGGGAGGTGCAAACGGGTGGAATATAAACCGCATAATTACCAAGCGTACTGCATTGAGCGTATCGTCAATGATCCGGCGGTTGGGTTGTTCCTCCGTCCGGGTTTGGGCAAAACCTCAATAACGCTTTCGGCAATAAACATTTTGAAATACTTTAAGTGGAACATTGCAAAGGCTTTGGTTGTAGCACCCAAAAAGGTTGCGGAGGGCACCTGGAGTAAGGAGGCAAATAAGTGGGATCACTTAAAGCATCTGCGTGTGGTTACGGTCCTGGGATCGTCCACAAAGCGTATAAAGGCACTCAACACCCCTGCGGATGTGTATGTTATAAACCGTGAAAACATACCCTGGCTGGTTGAATACTACCAGCAGGCGTGGCCGTTTGATATGGTGGTGCTTGACGAAAGCACGAGCTTTAAGAACGGCCAAAGCAAACGCTTTAAGGCAATGAAACTTGTACGGCGTTTTTGCAAAAAGGTTGTGCTGCTTACCGGCACGCCGTCCTCCAAGGGGCTTATGGATCTGTGGGCGCAGATTTATTTACTTGACGAGGGCGCACGGCTGGGCAAGAATATAACACAATTCCGCACACGGTACTTTGATGCAAATACACACGGCGGGCATTTTACCGACTACAAACCGAAAGAGGATGCCGAGGCGGCCGTGCTTAAAGCCATAAGTGATATTTGCGTATCAATGAAAGCCGAGGACTACCTGGAGTTACCTGCTTGTATCGAGCACGATGTTCCCATAGTGCTTGACGATAAGACAATGAAAGCATACAAGCAGTTTGAGCGTGATCTGCTGCTTACCATTGACGAGGACACCATAACCGCCAACACCGCCGGAGTGCTTACCGGCAAGCTGTTACAGTTTTGCAGCGGTGCAATGTATGACAATGACCGCAAAGCCGTACATATTCACGATTGCAAAATTGAGGCTTATATGGAGCTTTTGGAAAGCCTAAACGGTGAGCCTTGTATTACATTCTACGGCTACCAGCACGATAAGGACCGCATCCTTGCAGCCCTTGAAAAAACAAAGCTGCGTGTGTGCGTGTATAAAGGCACCGAGGACGAGGATGCCTGGAACAGCGGCAAGGTTGATGTGCTGCTGGTGCACCCAAGCAGCTGCGCCTACGGGTTAAACCTGCAAGCAGGCGGCCGGCACATTATCTGGTTTACACCAAACTGGAGCTTTGAGCTTAACGATCAAGGCAAGTGCCGTTTGTGGCGGCAGGGCTCCCCGTATGATAAGGTTTATGTGCATTACCTTATTGTGCAGGGGTGCGTTGATGAGGATGTGCTTGACACTATACGGGAGCGTGCAGGCACACACGAAACCGTGATGCAAGTGCTTAAAGCCCGTATCAAGAAAATAAAGGAGGCAGCAGTATGACACTAAAAGAATTATCACAGTTATACTACCTTAACCGTGAAATTGAACGAGATCAAGAACGGTTAGAGAAATTACGGGCAAGCGCATCGGCACCGGGAGCACCCAACTATGACGGTATGCCTAAAAACCCCAGCTTTGAAAACCGCCTTGAGCGTTACATTGCAGAGATTGTTGACCTTGAGGCGATTATCCAGGCGAAAATAACGCAGTGCTTACACGAGCGTGCACGCCTTGAGAGGTATATTGCCGAAATACCGGACAGCTTAACCCGGCAGATCTTTCAGCTGCGGTTTATTAACGGTTTGACCTGGGTGCAGATTGCGTTTAGCGTTGGCGGCGGCAATACCGAGGAGGGCGTGCGTAAAAGGGTTTACAGATACCTTGAGCAAGAAAACAAAGGCGAAAAATAAAGATGTCCCAAAATGTCCGGGTTACATAGTGTATAATGTAAACTGCGGGTATTGACCACAAGGGCAATGCCTCCTTGGATAAGAACAGCGGCGGGGTTTACTCCTCCAGATAGCCCCGCTGTCTGTTCTTTTATTTTGCTATGAAAGCGAGGTGATACACTATGACCGACAGGCAGCAAAAGTTTGCGGATGAGTATATCATAGATTGCAATGCAAGCCGTGCGTATAAGGCTGCATACCCGAATGTTAAAAAGGACACTGTGGCAAGAGCCAACGGCAGCAGGTTGCTTGCAAAGGCTAACATTAAAGCCTATATTGAGGAAAAGCTGGCCGAAATAAGCAGCAAGAAAACAGCAGAGGCCACAGAGGTTATTGAGTATCTTACCTCGGTGTTGCGTGGGCAAAGCGAGGCAAGTGTGGTTGTTGTCGAGGGCTACGGTGACGGATGCTCCGAGGCAAAAATCATTAAAAAGCCACCGGACGAAAAGGAACGCCTCAAGGCCGCAGAGCTTTTGGGCAAGCGTTATGGCCTGTTTACCGACAAGGTAGATGTTGGCGGCGCCGTACCGGTGGTAATTTCCGGCGGTGAGGATCTTGAGGACTAAAACCGCCAAACAGCTACGCCTCCCCGATGTTGTGGGCAAAGGCTACGGCACATTTTGGCGTTTTAAGGGCAGGTACCGGGTGTGTAAAGGCTCCCGTGCCTCCAAAAAATCAAAAACCACGGCCTTAAACAATATCACACGGCTTATGGAATACCCACAAGCCAACTTGCTTTGCGTGCGTAAAACATACCGCACATTAAAAGACAGCTGCTTTACGGAGCTTAAATGGGCTATACACCGCCTCGGCGTTGATGCGTGGTGGGATATAAAAGAGAGCCCACTTGAAATGACCTACAAGCCCACCGGACAAAAGATCCTTTTCCGTGGACTTGACGATCCGCTGAAAGTAACATCCATTACCGTTGAGGTTGGGGTGCTTTGTTGGCTGTGGATCGAGGAGGCATACGAAATAAGCTCCGAGGCTGATTTTGACACTCTGGACGAAAGCATCCGAGGCGAGGTGCCGCCGGGGCTGTTCAAACAAATTACGCTTACCTTTAACCCGTGGAATGAGCACCACTGGATCAAACACCGCTTTTTTGATGCCGCACCGGATCCGGATATTCTTGCAATGACAACCAACTACACCTGCAATGAGTGGCTGGATGCAGCAGATAAAAAAGTGTTTGAAACTATGAAACGAAACAACCCCCGCCGTTACCGTGTTGCCGGCCTCGGTGATTGGGGCATCGTTGAGGGCTTGGTATATGAAAATTGGGAGGAGCGACTTTTCAGCATTGACGAGGTGCGGAAAACGCCCGGTATTAAATCGGCGTTTGGCCTTGACTTTGGATATACCAACGATCCCACCGCTTTATTTTGCGGTTTGATAGACACAAGCAGCAAAACCCTTTGGGTATTTGATGAAATATACAAGCCGGGTATGAGCAACGAGGATATAGCCGCAGCCGTTACAGAGGCAGGCTATGCCAAAGAACGCATCCGGGCAGACAGTGCCGAGCCGAAAAGCATTGATCGCCTTTATGCCCTGGGGCTTGCCCACATACGCAGGGCACGCAAGGGCAAGGACAGTATCAACAACGGCATTGACTTTATACAAGATTATAAAATCTTTATCCACCCACGGTGCACCAATTTCCTTACCGAGATTGGCAACTACACTTGGGATACGGACACAAAGACCGGTAAAAAGCTAAACCGCCCCATAGATGACTTTAACCACCTTATGGACGCTATGCGGTACGCTTTGGAGGAATACTCCACCGGTCCGAATTACAGTTTTAAGTAAAGGAGGTGCAGCCAAATGAAAGCATTAAATTTTTACTCCCCATCAATCGAAATGCAGGCCCGTATGGCTGCAAACATTGTACCGGGCATTACTGATAAGCAGTTTTTGGAGCTTGAGATCAAAAAGTGGTTGACCTCCCAGGAACGGCACCGGCAAATAGCAGGCGATGCCTACTATGACGGTATGCAAACGATTTTGAAACGCAAACGCACGGTTATTGGCGAGGGCGGCGAGCTTAAAGAGGTTGACAACCTGCCAAACAACCGCCTTATTGATAACCAATATGCAAAAATGGTGGATCAAAAGGCAAATTACCTTTGCGGCCAGCCCGTTACTTTCGACACCAAAAACGCCGCATACGGTGAGGCGCTTGCAAAGGTGTTTGGGCATAAGGCACAGCGCACTTTGCGTATTGTGGCCGAAAAGGCTTTAACAGGCGGCAAGGCGTGGGTGTTCCCCTATTACACGGACGAGGGCACACTTGCCTTTGCAATGCTCCCGGCACACGAGGTGCTGCCGTTCTGGAGCGACACCGCACACACCGATCTTGATTGCGCCGTGCACTTTTTTCCCATTTACGAATATGACGAAAAAGGCAACGAGAGCATTGTTGAAAAAGTGGAGGTTTTCCACGCAGGCGGCGTTGAGCGTTTTATCTGGAAAGATGGCACGCTTGAGATTGACAACGATGCAGCCTCTGGCTCCTATGTTACCGTGGTTGATCCCAAAACTCAAAAGCCCCGTGCGCTGAATTGGGCGAGGATCCCCTTGGTTTGCTTTAAGGCCAACCACAGAGAGCTCCCCCTCCTCTGCCGTGTACGGTGCTTGCAGGATGCCCTTAACCTTATGCTTTCCAACTTTGTAAACTCTATGGAGGAGGATGTGCACAACACCGTGCTGGTTATACACAACTATGACGGTGAGGACTTGGGCGAATTTAGGCGCAACCTTGCCACATACGGTGCTGTTAAGGTACGGACAACGGACGGCTCCGATGGTGCTGTTGACACCCTGGAAATTGAGGTAAAAGCCGAAAATTACAAGGCTGTTATGGAGCTTTTGAAAAAGGCTATAATCGAGAACGCCAGGGGCTACGATGCCAAGGATGACCGGCTGAACGGTACGCCAAACCAAATGAACATAAGATCAATGTACTCCGATATTGACCTTGATGCAAACGGTATGGAAACCGAATTTCAAGCCGCATTTGAGGATCTGCTCTTTTTCGTCAATGCCCACCTTGCCAATACCGGTGTGGGCAACTTTGACGGTGAGGAGGTAACGGTTATTTTTAACCGTGATATACTCGTCAATGAAACAGAAGCAATAGACAACTGCGGAAAATCAAAGGGCATTATCAGCGATGAAACTATTGTTAAGCAGCATCCGTGGGTGGACGATCCGGAGGAGGAGCTTGCACGCCTTAAAGCCGAAAAAGAGGCGGCAGCTGCGGAGGCAGATGCCTACCGTGCCGCTTTTGAAAATTCCGCAGGCGGCAATGGGCAGAACACCCCACCGGGCAACGGTCCGGAGGGCGGTGCTTTGAATGAATAACGCCGATTATTGGGCACGCCGCCTTAAAATTATGGAGGATGCCCTAAAAGATCAATCATACGAATATGTAAAAAATCTGGAGCAGCAGTTTGATGCCGCCATAGCCCAGATTGATACACAAATGCGTGCCTGGTATCAAAGGTTTGCCGACAACAACGGCGGCATATCTTATGCCGAGGCGCAAAAGCTGCTTACCGCCGGTGAGCTCAAAGAGTTTAAGTGGACGGTACAGCAGTACATTAAGGCCGGCAAGGAGCACGCCATAAGCGGTGCGTGGGCAAAAGAGCTTGAAAACGCCTCCGCACGGGTGCATATATCCCGTCTTGAAAGCCTTAAAATACAGTTAAGACAGCAGGCCGAGGCATTGACACAGGCAAGAGTAAAAGCCACAACCGATGCCTCGGAGCTGTCCTATACACAAAGCTATTACCACACCGCTTTTGAGGTGCAGCGTGGTTTGGGTGTGGGCTGGACTATGCAAGCCCTTAACCCCGGAATGGTGCAAAAGGTGCTTTCCCGCCCCTGGACCGTTGACAACCAAACCTTTACGGCACGCTGTTGGACGGATAAAACCAAATTGGTTGAAACCGTAAACCAGGAGCTTACCCGTATGCTTGCCACGGGCGAGGCACCCGACAAGGCTATTGCGGCAATATCCAAAAGGTTTAATGTTTCAAAGCAAAACGCTGGCCGTGTGGTAATGACCGAAAGCACCTATTTTTCAA